CTTTTTGGAGAATAAATGATGCGATACCATTATGAAAAACCGGACATCTATTTATCGATGTATGGAAAAGTATATTTTTGCGATCATCCAGTCTATCATTGCTGCACTCTGTTCCAAATCGGGGAAAAGGGACTGGCAGTTATCCAACAACGATTTGATGGGAAAACGAAGAGCACCTGGTGGGGAGAAGTGGACCCATGGATTACGGATGATTTATATTTGCATCCGCATTTTAAAGAATACTTTGATATACGTTCTGGGATGGCTACGGACGGGCTTTATCCGACTGTAACAATTCGTCAGATTATGTGGGCCTTAAAAATGAAGCCTATTAAACGTGAACGATGGGAGACTGTCTTTGATAGACGCAATATTTAATCCGCAAAAATCACAGCTCCTTTTATGGAAAACTGATTATAGCGAAAGGAGTTTAAGGGTGATGGATGAAATGAAAATCAGCTCAAAATTTACACGAATGTTGCTTTCGAAATTAGCAAAAGGGGTATTACATAAAAAACTGGGATATAACGTGGATATCCAGTTAAACGAGTTGAATGCTTCAATTTCGGATGAGAAAGCACATGTGCATGTAAGTATTGATGCGGATATGAGCAAAGAAGAACTCATGAAAATTCTGAAGAAGATCGGTTTGAATTAGAAGGATTGAGCCAGCAATGGCTCTTTCTTTTTACTTCGCAAAATTTACAATTACTATTATGGAGAAACAGTTAGCTCATTGGTAGAGCGCCACATTTCTGTGGAGGTAATCAGTTCTAATCTGATACTGGTTCTCTTTTATTTTTATCTATCAGGAAAGGGGGATTTTAAGGAGGTGGTTAGAAATTTGAGCTTGGACGAATTGGAGTTGATTCTGTGCGATATGTACGAAATGGACGAATGGTTGCCGAATCCGGTGTTTGACAAGAATGGATTTGCAAAGACGAGCAATACCTTATGGGCGATTGGAGAATTTCGAAATTATGTAGCCAATCATATTTATCCCCGAACCAAAACGTCCATAAAAAATCTGGAAGAAATGGCACGATCGTTTACAGAGAAAATGGAAGAGTTTGCTTCTATGAATCAACAGAACAGTTCTATATTTACTGCCGCTAAGATAGTAGGCGAAAACATTCAAGACCTATTATATGCCATGGAATAGAATAAAACGAAAGGAGAACGCCATGCAAAAACCTATATACGTTCATTACGGTTCTACATTTTTTGAACCGTCGAGAAACTTCCCGATAAGCAATCATAGAAATTGGAGCAAGCCTTTTGGTGGACTATGGGCGTCTCGCCAGGATGCGACTTTTGGATGGAAGGACTGGTGCGAACGGGAGGAGTTTAGAGAATGCGATGAGAATAATTCTTTTAAATTTCAGTTATGTGATAATTCAAAAGTTGCCATTATTCATTGTATGAAAGATTTAGACTGTTTACCAACCATCGGGAGTAACTGTTCTATTTTCTGGAATAAGGTAATCGACTTTGAAGAATGTGTAAGACAAGGCTATGACGCAATCGAATTATGTTGGTATGGAAGCGAATATAAAGACAAAAAGGCTGACGATATGTACTTTGGTTTATATGGTTGGGACTGTGACTCTATCGTTATCCTTAATCCATCAGTAGTAGTACCGATTTAAAAACGAAAGGAGAACATCATGCAAAAAGTTAAAATCCCAAAAAGAGTTGGACGCCAATTGTATCGCTCATCTCCAACAATTTTAACAGTAGTAGCTTCTGTTGGAGTTATCGTAACGACCATTACTGCCGTTCGAGCAACTCCCAAAGCAATAAAACTGCTGAAAGAAGCGGAGGCGGAGAAGGGTGAAAATCTAACCAAAGTGGAAATTATCCGAGTGGCTGGACCGTCTTATATTCCTTCTACGTTACTTGGAATTTCAACCATTGTCTGCATCTTTGGAGCAAATGCACTAAATCAAAAGAAACAGGCTTCTTTGATGAGCGCATATGCCATGCTTAACGAATCCTATAAGCAATATCGGAAATCGGCCAAGATTGTTTATGGGGAAGACGCCGATGACAAAATCCATGCGGAAATGGCGAAAGATGCAATGGTGTCTACATACGATTGGGGCTATCAAGTCTATAACATGGATATGGACGCGGAGAGCGAGCGGCTACTTTTCTATGATCTTTCCTCAAAGAAGTATTTTAGAACCACAATGGCGGCGGTGCTAAACGCACAATATCACGTAAACCGGAATCTTGCTATCAGGGGCGACTGCTCGTTAAACGAATATCTATCATTCCTTGGAGTTGAAGGCATAGACGGAGGCGATGATATCGGTTGGGATATTACCTATATGGTGGAAGAAATGGATTGCTATTGGTTGGATTTTGATAATTATAAATCAACGTTAGAAGATGGCCTAGAGTGCATCATTATCGACACAATAGCGGTCAACAAATTTGAATGATTCGCAAAAATCACAGGCTGTATTATGAAAAGGAGGCTAATGCTTTATGAAGAACAAAAATTTTATCAAGGCCATTGGTATTGCAGTTACGGTGATCGGATTTGGAGTAAGTATCCTTACCGATTGGGTAAATGAAAAGAAAATGGATGAAAAAATCGAAGAAAAGGTTAATGAGGCACTTGCCAAAAGAGACGATGAAAACGAAGAGGAGTCCTAACAAGGGCTCTTTCTTTTTGGTTTGGAGCAAGTGATGATAAATAACAACGATGAGGTTATTCAAAAAATAATGAGATATGCAAATGAGAATCTCTTTGCGTCTGGTTCTCATTGGCCCAAATCGGCTATCATGGAACGTTCGTATGAGAGGTGGGCGGTCGATGAGATTCTACTGGCCATTATGGATCATCCGATGACAGAAGCTGATTTGGTGATAGAAGGCTTCATATTGAAAATGGAGCTATTCCTTCATATATCGGATGAGCCAACAAACAATTACATATTTCAAGTAGCAGAAAATACGGCCGAGACACTTCTCGGTCTTATTTTATAACCACAACAATTTATTATATTTCGAAAGGAGAAACATCATGAAGGTATTAAGAAAGCAGGAAATCGACACAGCAAATATCCAGGTAGGAGATCAGATGGTTATTCCTCTGGCAGAGCTTGGGGCGTTTACGGTGACAGCTCACAAGGTTACGGACGAGGGTGTCATGTTTATATTTGACGATTATGTTACTCGTCGGCCTATGAACAACCGAAACACAAACAAAGGCGGCTTTGAAAAGTCCGATTTGAAAAAGTGGATGGATACGGTTTTGTATATGGCGTTCCCGGAGGAACTGCGTGACAAGATTTACGGACTTACACTCCCCACTGTTGGACAGATTGTTGGTCATGAGGACGAATGGGACAACAAAAATCTGGAACCGGATATCGATGAGCAGCTTCCTTTGATGAAAGACTGCAAGAATCGGATTGCTTGTTTTGAGGATCAGCTTGCATGGGGATGGCTGAGAAATGCTACAAAAGAGGAGTTTTCTTCGGCTTATTTCGCTGGTGTGCACAACCATGGCGGTACGGACTACCACGGCGCTTCGAACTCTTTTGGGGTTCGTCCGGAATTCTGGTTGGTTAAGCAGGAATCCAGGGGCCCTGTGCCCCGTGAAAACAAAGTGTCTTATAAGACTCTTAAAGGATGGAATCCAAAGAATAAGGTAACAAAAGAGTCCTTACAGGAAGAGATTTCTGAGAAAGAAAACGAGATTAAGCTTCTCAAACAGGAGATCAAAAATCTGGAAGAGAAAGAGATGTTTGCTAAAGCTGCTTCTGAGATGAAGAACCTGAAGGATCGCTTTGTAGAAGCCGGCTTTACTGAAGATGAGGCGTTTCACATGGTTCTTGAGTTATCAAAAACAGCTTTAGGAATTGGAGGAAGGAAGTAATGAAAAAAGAAATAGCCAAGAGCCTTTTGTCACTGAAAACAGCGATTAAAAAGCATAGTCCGGAGATTCTTACTGGAATCGGTATTGCGGGTATGATCACAACAACCGTTATGGCTGTACGAGCAACGCCCAAGGCACTGATTCTCATTGAAGAGAGAAAAGAGGAAATCGGAGTCGAAAAGCTTGAAGCGATGGATATGGTGAAAACAACATGGGCGTGTTATATTCCGGCAGCGATTACAGGTACGCTCTCTGTTGCCTGCCTGATCGGAGCCAGCTCAGTGAATGCTCGGAGAAATGCCGCACTTGCAACAGCATATACCTTATCCGAATCCGCACTCAAAGACTATCAGGGAAAAGTCATCGAGATGTTTGGGGAGAAGAAAAATGAGGCCGTGAAAGATGCCGTTGCTAAGGATAAGGTTGAAAAGAATCCGGTGATAACAAGAGAGGTAATCATCACAGAAAAGGGAAATACACTCTGCTATGATGCAATTTCCGGAAGATATTTCAAAAGTGATATTGAGAAAATCAAAAAAGCAGAGTGCGAACTGAATCGGCAGATGCTGGATGATATGTATGTATCCCTGAATGACTTCTACTACGAAATCGGCCTGGACAGTGTCAAACTTGGAGATGAGCTTGGGTGGAATGTCGATAGTGGATACATTGATTTATCATTCAGCTCTCAGTTAGCCAGCGATGGAACCCCATGTCTGGTAATTGATTACAGTGTAGCTCCACGATATGATTACCGGAATCTGTTATAAACGCGCGAAAAATACAGCGGCTTTAATGAAAGAAGAACCACACATTTTCAAAAATTGAAAGGAGAATAAACATGGAAACCAACGAAATCATGAACAACGAAGAGGTTATGGAGGCAACTACTGAGGAAGTCGTTAAAGCGAGTTCTGGAAAAGGGTTTAAGATTGCGGCTGGTATCGGTTTGGCCGTACTTGCAGGTGTTGTAATCTACAAGTATGTGGGTAAGCCGATGATTGCCAAGATCAAAGCCCAGAAGGAGCAGCAGATTATCGATGCTGAGTGGGATGATTCTGAAGAGCCGATCGTGGAAAACGAGAAAGAGGATTCCGAAGAAGCTTAAAGAGAAAAATGTGTTTCAACACGAGGGAGGGTACCTGTAACAAGGTGCTTTCCCTTTTTTCTTTTATCCGGAGGTGAAATTGATGAATTTATATTTGTATGACGGACCAGTGATGGAGTTCGATAACTGTGTTGCGAATCGTTGGACCGCTTCTACGCGGGCGGTTTCCGAAAAGAAGGCAAGGTCAAATCTTACCTATCAATTTAAAAAGAAGAACAATCGACTTCCGGGTACAAAGATTATATTGCCTGGAAAGATTAGTTTAGTGAGTGGAAAGGAGACAACTTAATGGAGGAATATAAGCCGAATTCCCACAAATTAAAGGAGGAGCAAAAAGATCTCGTTCCCGAAAAACGTGTAGAAAAGGTGATTTCTGGGACGGTAAAGCCGAAGAAAAAATCAGAGATGCAGAAGTTTGCGGACGTATTCATTTCTGAAGATGTCAATAATGTGAAATCTTATATTGTCATGGATGTCCTCGTGCCGGCGATAAAAAAGGCAATTTCCGATATAGTAACCAATGGCATTGATATGATTCTTTATGGAGAGGCTGGAAAATCGAAAAAGAATTCGACAGCGTCCAAGGTATCTTATCAGAAGTATTACGACAGCGGAAAGAAAGATTATACGGCACCGAAGAGCCGGACGAGCTACGAATATGATGAACTTTTATTTGAAACTCGCGGAGATGCCGAGTCGGTATTAGATGCTATGAATGAGATTATCGCACAGTATGAGGTAGTCAGTGTCGCGGATCTTTATGATTTGGCAAATGTATCCAATGACAACTATGCTGCCAATAAATACGGCTGGACCGATATCGGAGGGTGTAGGGCAGTTCGGGTAAGGGATGGTTATATTTTGAAACTGCCCAAACCGACGCCATTGTAAAGGAGGAATTCGAGATGTATGAATCAGAAGACAGGATGGTATCTCATCCGGATCATTATATTTCCGAAACGGGCATGGAAGTTATTGATGTGATCGAAGCCTTTACCTTTGATTTAAAGGGGATTGAGGCTACCGATACCGCAAACATCATCAAATATGCCTGCCGTTGGAAGAAGAAAAACGGAATCCAGGATTTGGAGAAAATCCTTTGGTACACGCAGCATCTGATTGATCATTTAAAGAAAACAGAAAAAGTAGAAGAGGAGAATAAATAACCATGAAAAAAGCAGAGATTGTAAAGAGCATGAACGGTTTTCTTAGCAAGACCAGTTTCCAGTTAAAGAAGCATAGTCCGGAGATTCTCGTCGTGGCCGGCGTTATCGGCGTGGTTACGAGTGCGGTAATGGCGTGCAAAGCAACGACAAAAGTAGGAGAAATTCTGGATAAGACGAAGGAAGATATTGAGGCGATTCATAAATGCGAGGAAGACGAATCCGTAAAGGATCAGTATTCCAGTGAAGATACCAAAAAAGATTTGGCGATTGTTTATGTCCAGACCGGAGTAAAATTCGCTAAGCTGTATGGACCTTCTGTTGTGCTCGGTGCGTTGTCGATTACCAGTATTCTGGCATCCAATAACATCCTTCGTAAGAGAAATGTGGCTCTTGGAGCAGCCTATGCAGCTATCGACAAGGGATTTAAAGAGTATCGCAGTCGTGTTATTGAACGGTTTGGCGAAGAGGTTGACCGTGAACTGAAATATAATCTTAAAGCCAAGAAGTTTGATGAAACGGTGATCGACGAGGAGACCGGAAAAGAGAAGAAAATTAAGAAGAACGGCTTTGTGGTAAGTCCGGCAGATATCAGCGGTTATGCTAGATTTTTTGAAAAGTACACGCAGGATGAAGATGGGAATTCTATTCTGAACCCTCACTGGGAAAGCAATAACGAATACAATCTGATGTTCATCAAAGCTCAGGAGCGTTACGCGAATGACTTGCTGAAAGCGAAGAAGCGTGTATTTCTGAATGAAGTTTATGAAATGCTCGGACTTCCGAGAACAAAAGCCGGCCAGATTGTTGGTTGGGTTTATAATCCGGAAAATCCCAAAGGAGATAATTACATTGACTTCGGCCTGTATTCCGATAATCTGAGTTATTCGGATTATGTCAATGGATTTGATCAGGCAATCCTTCTGGATTTCAATGTCGATGGAAACATCTGGGATTTGATGTGAGGAAAAATTTATAACTATCCCTAAGAGTTACTGTAATTCTTAGGGATAGCTTTTTATTTGGGAGGAATTTATGCACAGGTTAATCAAAGTAATAACGGTTCCGATATTGTGCGGTATTGTAATAGCTTCTTCTTTCTTTATATCTGAGTTCCACTCAGACGGGGAAGACGTTGCCGCGATATCCAAAGCAATCGTTGTCGAAAAGACTGAGCCGGTTATTACGGTTTCGCAAGAGGAATCCATTCCGATTGCAGTAGAGGAAACGGAGGAATCAATAACAGAAGTAATACCTGAAATGTCCAGGGAAGATGTGGAACTGATCGCCCTTGTCACGATGGCGGAAGCCGAAGGCGAATGTGAAGAAGGAAAACGCCTTGTTATTGATACGGTACTTAACCGAGTGGATTCAGATTATTTTCCGGATACCGTATATGAGGTGATTTATCAGCCAAATCAGTTTTCATCCATGTGGAACGGACGAGTGGACAGATGTGAAGTCAGAGAGGATATTTGCGAGCTCGTCTATGAGGAATTGGAGTCGAGAACTAATTATGATGTTGTATTCTTCACGGCAGGAGAATACAGCGCATATGGTGTTCCGATGTTCCAGGTTGGGAATCATTATTTTTCAAAGTATGAATAAGGAAGGAGAATCATTATGCGTAATCTTTTAGCATTTGTGTCTTATACGTTGGCGGCAATGTCTGGCATCTGCTTTGTTGGTGGAATCGCAATTCTGTCAACAGGAAGGGAGCATTGATATGGATGGCTTGGAGAACGTAATATCGGTACTGGATTATGTTCTGGATACCAAGAGAAAAAGACATATTAAGGGAGGCATTCTGTTGAGTGTCTCTTTTCTTTTTAGCGGTTTAGCAATAACCGTAATGACAATCAGAAACGAGGAGGAAGAGGATGAGCAGTAAAGGAATGACTTTCCTTGCATTCATTGCCGGAGCAGGGATGGGTTCTGTATGCACATGGCAACTACTGAAACGGAAATATGAGTTGATTGCTCAGGAAGAAATCGATTCTGTGAAAGAGGCATATGCCACAAGAGAGAGTATAGAAAAAGCTGGAAAGAGTTTCGTAGAAGGCTTTCGAGACGGGCTTAAAGTAGCAGAAGACAGAACTCAGAAGGACGATGGTGATGTGGACTTCAAAAAGTATGCATCTATCATCCAGAAAGAGGGATATACGGACTATTCCAGAAGTGTCGAGGAAAAGAAAGGAGAGGCGTTTGTGGAAAAGCCTTACATCATTTCGCCAGAGGAATTCGGTGAATTCGAAGAGTATGAAAAAATCAGCCTCACTTACTATGCGGATGAAGTCCTGGCTGATGAAAATGATGAAGAGGTAGACGATGTGGATGAAATTGTCGGTGAGGAATCCCTGAACCATTTTGGTGAATATGAGGATGACTCCGTATTTGTCCGAAACGACCGGTTAAAGTGCGATTATGAAATCCTGCTTGACCAGAGAAACTACTCGGATGTCGCAAAGACAAGGCCGCATCGAGTGGAGGAGTAATGACGAAGAACGAGCTTAATGATGCATATTTTGACTGGATGTATCAGCTTGTATTTGATGGAAGATATTCAAAGAAATTATCGTATCGGAAGCTTTTAAGAGAGATGCATCGAATTGAATTTACATACAGCATTCCGATGGATGGAAACCGGGCGGAGGATGGAGTGGATTTAAGGTATCGGTTTGGTTATGAAAACGGATACAGCAGCTCCATGATCTCCGCCTATTTGGATAATCGGATGTGCAGTGTGCTGGAGATGATGATCGCACTTGCGATTCGATGTGAGGAACATATTATGGACGATCCGGACGTTGGGAACCGAACTGGACAGTGGTTCTGGAACATGATTGTCAATCTTGGCCTCGGCTCTATGAATGATTCCAAGTTTGACCGGGATTATGTCGAGGACATTGTCCAGCGGTTTCTGGATCGGAAGTATAGCCGCAATGGTGACGGTGGGCTGTTTACCGTAAATCACAGCCGATACGATTTAAGGTCTGTTGAAATCTGGTATCAGATGTGCTGGTACTTGGACGAAAATACTTAGAAGGAGAGATTGCTATGGGTCACAGCGAAGTAATGAAGTGGTTTGAAAACTATTTTCCTGATTATTCAGGGGATCGGATCGATGTATGGTTTCCAAATGGAAGAAACAGCATTCGTATCCGCCAGAAAAATGGTCAGGAATTTATATTCACTTATCATAATCAGAAAGATTGGAGATTTGAGACGATTACCAGTTTTCTGAATGGAATGAAGGGAGGAAAAAAGTAAGATGTGCGAGGTTATGAATTATATTTTCGGAAGTCTCAGCAATTCGGAGACGGCAATCCGGTCCATTCGGAAATCCCTGAATAAACAAGCCCGCTATAACCGGAATTTAAGCACGTTGGCTCTTATCATGACAGTTAATCTGGTTCTCCTGGAGCTGGACCGTGTGGAGCAGAAAAAGAGGATTGAGAAACTGGAATCGACAATAGAGGAATTGAAGCGCGATAAAGGAGAGTAAAAAATGAGATGATCGACTTTTTGATGATTTCCACACGTAGTACAAAGCGTGGTGTAATTGAAATCTATCCGAAGTTCATTATTAAGAAAAGCTCCGATCTGATGATTCGAGGTGGTGACTTCTACGCTATCTGGATTGAGGAACGAGGTTTATGGTCTACGGACGAACAAGATGCTTTGCAACTCATTGACCGTGAACTGGATAGATACGCAGAAGAAAGCCGCCAGCGCTTTGACTCTGAAATTAAAGTTCTTCACATGTGGGATGCGGAATCCGGGATGATTGATTCCTGGCATAAATATTGTCAGAAACAAATGCGGGATTCTTTCCACATGCTGGATGACAAACTGATATTCTCCAACACGAAGACCGATAAAAAAGATTACGCCAGTAAAAAGCTAAAATATCCGCTTGAGGCTGGTGATTTGTCTGCTTACGACAAATTGATGTCTACTCTGTACTCGGAAACGGAAAGACAAAAGATAGAATGGGCGATCGGTTCTATTGTGTGCGGAGAATCGAAAAAACTGCAAAAATTTATGGTTCTTTATGGAGCTGCCGGAACGGGTAAATCCACAGTCCTCAATATCATTCAGCAGCTCTTTGAAGGATATTATTCGGTCTTTGATGCAAAAGCTCTTGGCTCATCCAGCAATTCATTCGCATTGGAGGCGTTCAAGAGCAATCCTCTTGTGGCGATTCAGCATGATGGCGATCTGTCGAGAATTGAAGACAATACCCGGTTAAACAGTTTGGTATCCCATGAGTTGATGACCGTGAATGAGAAGTTTAAATCAACCTATTCCAATCGGTTCAAATGCTTTCTGTTCATGGGTACCAACAAGCCAGTGAAAATTACGGATGCAAAATCTGGTTTGATTCGACGACTGATTGATGTGTCTCCTTCAGGGAATAAGCTGAGTCCGAAGGAATACAAGGCAACCATGAAACAGATTGAATTCGAATTGGGGGCGATCGCGTATCATTGCCAGGAAGTCTATTTGAACAATCCCGGTTTATATGACGATTATATTCCCATTGCAATGCTGGGGGCTTCCAACGATTTCTATAACTTCATCATTGATTCCTACCATGTGTTCAAACGGGAAAATGGTACAACCTTGAAGGCTGCCTGGGAGATGTATAAGACCTACTGTGACGAGGCAAAAGTAGGCTATCCATTTTCTCAGAGAGTTTTTAAGGAAGAGCTGAAGAACTATTTCCACGATTATAAAGAGAGATTTAACATGGAGGACGGTTTGAGAGTGAGAAGCTATTATATTGGATTCCGGACTGAAAAATTTGAAGAGGAAACCATTGTGGAAAAGCCCGAAGAAAAACCGTCATTATTGCAGTTTAATGCGACCAAATCTATTTTCGATCAGGTGTGCTCCGATTGTCCGGCGCAGTATGCGACCGATAAGGAGACGCCTTCCATGAAATGGGACAAGGTAAAAACGAAGCTGTCTGATTTGGACACTTCTAAAATCCATTATGTTAAAGTCCCAGAAAACCACATAGTAATCGACTTTGATATTCCGGATAAGGATGGGAACAAATCTTTCGAACGGAATGTAGAAGAAGCGAGCAAGTGGCCGGCGACTTATGCAGAGCTAAGTAAAAGCGGAAAGGGGGTTCATCTTCATTATATTTACACAGGAGATGTAAAAAAACTGAGTCGTATTTATGACGACCACATCGAAGTGAAAGTGTTCACAGGTAAAAGCTCATTACGAAGAAAACTTACGAAGTGTAATGATTTGCCTATCGCAACGATTAGCTCTGGTTTACCGACGAAAGGAGAAGACAAAATGGTAAATTTTGAAGCGATTAAAAGCGAGAAAGGGCTTAGAACACTGATTAAACGAAATCTGAATAAAGAAATTCATCCGGGTACTAAGCCTAGTATCGATTTTATCTACAAAATACTGGAGGATGCATACGCCAGTGATTTAAGCTACGATGTGACAGATATGCGAAATGCGGTTTTGGCATTTGCTGCAAATAGTACGCATCAGGCTGAATATTGTATCAAGCTGGTTAATAAAATGCAGTTTAAATCGGCAGACCCTTCCACAGCGGGGAGAAACGAAGAAGCAAAGCTGGTATTTTACGACATCGAAGTATTTCCGAACCTGTTCCTTGTAAACTGGAAAATCGAGGGTGAGGGAAAACCGGTTGTCCGTATGATTAACCCGACACCGACCGAGATTGAGGAATTGATGCGATTCCGTCTGGTTGGATTCAACTGTCGGCGATACGATAACCACATTCTGTATGCGAGACTTATGGGTTATACGAATGAGCAGCTTTATAATCTCTCGCAAAAGATAATCAGTGGAAGTCCAAATTGTTTCTTTGGAGAAGCTTACAATGTTTCCTATACAGATGTGTATGACTTTGCATCTGCCGGAAATAAAAAGAGCTTGAAAAAGCTAGAGATTGAGATGGGAATCCATCATCAGGAGCTTGGTCTTCCGTGGGATCAACCGGTTCCAGAGGAAATGTGGACTAAGGTTGCCGAATATTGTGATAACGATGTAATTGCAACCGAAGCAGCATTCCACTACCTAAAGGCTGATTGGACGGCTCGACAGATTCTGGCAGATTTGGCCGGTATGACAGTGAACGATACAACCAATACACTTACCCAGAAGATCATATTTGGAAATGAACGGAAACCACAGGATCAGTTCAATTACCGAAATCTGGCGGAGCCGGTACATTACCTTGATGAAGAAACCGAATCTTTCTTGGCTGAAGCGTGTCCTGAAATGATGGCGCAAACGCATGGCGACGAAGGAAGCCTTCTTCCATATTTTCCTGGATACAAGTATGAAAATGGAAAATCGACATATCGAGGAGAAGAGGTTGGAGAAGGCGGCTATGTTTACGCGGAACCTGGTATGTATGGAAATGTGGCATTGCTGGATATTTCCTCTATGCATCCTCACAGTGCAATCGCAGAAGTTCTGTTTGGTGTGAAATTTACGAGAGCCTTCCGTGATATTGTAGAAGGACGAGTCAGCATCAAACACGAAGCCTGGGACGAAGTCAACCACATGTTGGACGGAAAGCTGACGCCGTATATCCAGAAAGTTATTGATGGCGAGATGACGGCGAAGGATTTGGCAAATGCGTTGAAGACGGCAATCAATTCGGTATATGGCCTGACTTCTGCCAACTTCGAGAATCCGTTCCGTGATCCGAGAAACAAAGATAATATTGTAGCCAAACGAGGAGCTCTGTTCATGATTAACCTCAAGCATGAGGTACAGGAACGGGGCTTTACTGTTGCTCACATTAAAACGGACTCTATCAAGATTCCAGACGCAACACCGGAAATTATCCAGTTTGTTATGGATTATGGGAAACGGTATGGCTACACCTTTGAGCACGAGGCTACATACGACCGGATGTGCCTGGTAAATGACGCTGTCTATATTGCCAAGTATAAAGACGGGAAGTGGACAGCCACTGGAACTCAGTTCCAGATTCCTTATGTCTTCAAGAAGCTTTTCAGCGGTGAAGAGATCGTATTTGAAGATATGTGCGAAACAAAGTCGGTAAGCAGCGCTTTATATTTGGACATGAATGAGGGGCTTCCTGATGTGTCTGAATACGAAAAAGAATTTTCAAAAGCAGAGAGCGATTACCGCAAAGGGTTGCTTTCCGATACGACATTTGAGAAGACTTGTCAGTCGCTGAATCCCAAAATTGCGGAAGGCCACAATTATATTTTCATTGGACGAGTTGGACAGTTCTGTCCGATCAAACCAGGGGCCGGCGGAGGTCTGCTCATGCGTGAAAAAGACGGACGGTATTATGCTGCTACTGGCTCAAAAGGATATCGTTGGCTGGAATCTGAGATGGTGAAAGAACTCTCCAAAGAGGATTCTATTGATCGTTCCTATTATGACAAGCTCGTAGATGATGCGGTTGAAACTATATCTAAATATGGCGACTTCGAGTGGTTTGTGTCAGATGATCCTTATATTCCCAAACCAAGGTTGGAGGATTTTATGAACATTCCCGAAGACGCTGATGAAGAATTACCATTCAATTAAAGAAAAGGAGAAGTATATCATGGCTTACAAAAATGTACCCAATATTATTATCGAAAACGCTCATATCATTTTTCGGAATTTCAGAGGAGAAGAGTCCAAATATAACAGGGCCGGTAACAAGAACTTCTGTGTGATTATCGAAGATCCAGAGCAGGCGGAGAAACTCTCTAATGATGGATGGAACGTAAGAGTTCTAGCTCCGAGAGACGAGGATGAAGAGCCGAGACACTATATTCAGGTGGCAGTCAGCTTTGAGAATATTCCGCCAAAAGTGGTTATGATCACAAGAAGAAATAAGACGCCACTTGATGATGAATCCATTTCTACCTTGGACTATGCGGAGATTCGCAATGTTGATTTGACGATTCGACCGTATTCCTGGGAAGTAAACGGTAAAACCGGTATTAAGGCTTATCTGAAGACAATGTATGTCACCATCGAAGAGGACGAGTTTGCTGAAAAGTATGCAGAGGAAGAAGGACCTGAAGAGATTCCGTTCCGCTGATGATCGACAGATAGGGTGCCTGATATTGCCAGCAAGGTAAATGTCCTAAGGCTAGAGGAAACAGCCCTATATTTCTGCGAAAGGAGAAAAAGTATGGCATTTTGGAATCGGAAAAAGAAGCGAACCACAGCGAAACCGAAAATCAATGCTTCTGTTCCTAAACCCAAAGTAAACAGCGAAAAACAAGAATCAAGCATTCCGCCACAGCCTAAGAAAATGGACATACCAAAGCCGGATAAACTGCCGAAAAATGAGAATGTCCGGAAAGAGTTTCTAAAAGCTTTTCATCAGTTGACTTACCGGCACAGACCGTGGGATGTATGGCAGGATTTTATCATAATGTTTGCCTGTTCTTTGTCAAATCCAGTGGATAAATCCCACTATGAAGAACGGGAAAAACGATATTTAAAAATTATCAAAAAATACAATAAGCAGGAACAAAAATTATTCCCAGAATTAGCTGCCTATGTCGTTATGGCTTTGGAAGATAATCCAGAGCAGGACTTCTTAGGCAGTGTTTTTATGGAATTGAATCTGGGTAACAAATCGACCAGCCAATTCTTTACTCCCTATCATATCTGTGAGCTGATGGCAAAAATAACGGAAGAAGATGTAGCAACCATTGTGAAGGAAAAAGGTTATATCACGATCAATGATCCCTGCTGTGGGGCCGGGGCAACTCTTATTGCAGCAGTTAATGAGGCAAGAAAGCAATTGGAAAAGGTAAATCTGAACTTCCAGAATCACGTTCTGGTTGCGGCTCAGGATATTGACGAAATCGTCGCTTTGATGTGTTACATTCAGCTTTCTCTTCTTGGAGTGGCCGCATACATCAAGGTTGGTAATTCTCTGACAGAACCAATGTCTACGGACGATAACGGAGAGAACTATTGGTTCACTGTAATGTATTTTTCGGATGTGTGGGCTATGAGAAGATTGTTTCATAACATATGAAAGGACGGGTAGTATGGTAAAGTCTGTACAATTAAGGAAAGAAGACTGTTATTGTGATTTGACCGAATTATATGAAAATGTGGCTCGAAAAATCCTGGTGGGGATAACGGATAAAACCTGTTTCGACTGTCGGAAAATTTGCGTCACAAAATCAGTCCAAGAAGCTCTATGGTCGTATTATCGTGACGAAAAAGAAAAGACCGACGAGCAGATTGCTACGATGTTGTTGGGATACGGGCCGAAGGCAAACTTGGAAGAGCATGGTATTCTGGAATATCGGGCTGAGGTTGAAGATGGATTCATAGTATGTGAGGAGGGATAGACGTGAATGGCCGTTAAACTATATGACTACCAGATAGCAGCCGTTGAAAAAATGAGAAATGGCTGTATTCTGTGCGGCGGCGTTGGAAGCGGAAAGTCCAGAACAGCGTTGGCTTATTACTATCTTCAGAATGGAGGAAATCCAGATTGTTTGATGGGACTTGAGGATTATGTTGCGATGGACGATCCCCCAAAGGACTTATACATCATCACAACAGCCAGAAAGCGAGACACGATGGAATGGGAGGGTGATCTTTCGCCTTTCCTTCTTTCGGTTCACGAGGATGTTAATTTATATTCAAATCAGGTTATCGTGGATTCCTGGAATAATATCAAGAAGTATGCCGATGTGAAGGATGCTTTCTTTATATTTGACGAGCAGAGAGTAATCGGTTCCGGGGCTTGGGTGAAGGCATTCCTGAAAATCACCAAATCAAACCAATGGATTCTATTATCTGCAACTCCGGGAGATACCTGGCAGGATTATATTCCGGTATTCATTGCAAATGGGTTTTACAAAAATCGGACAGAATTCATCCAAGAACATGTGGTTTATAGTCGATTCAGTAAATACCCAAAGATTGACCGATATTTGAATACAGGAAGACTGATTCGACTCAGGAATCGAATCCTGGTAAACATGGATTTCAAGCGCCAGACGGTTTCTCATCACGAAGATGTGTTTGTCAAATATGATGTGGAAAAATACAGAGACGCTGGACGAACCAGATGGGACCCATTTAAAAACGAGCCGATTACAAATGCTGCTGGTCTTTGTTATATATGGCGAAAAATTGTAAATACGGATGAGTCACGGCAGATTGCCTTGATGGAGATTGTAGAGAAGCATCCGAGAGCCATTATATTTTACAACTTCGATTATGAACTGGAGCTTTTAAAGGGACTGTTTCAAATTTATGAGGACGATGGAGTTTTTGAAATTGCAGAGTGGAATGGCCATAAGCACCAGCCGATTCCGGAGTCAAAAAATTGGGTGTATCTTGTCCAATACAATGCCGGAGCCGAAGGCTGGAACTGCATCAAGACTGATACTATTATATTCTACTCTCAGAACTATTCCTATAAGATTATGAAACAATCTGCGGGTCGGATAGATAGGCTAAATACGCCGTTCAAGGATCTGTATTACTATCATTTGAAATCTCGGAGCGGGATTGATTTGGGGATCAGCAGGTCTTTGAAGGATAAAAAGGATTTCAACGAGACAAAGTTTGTAAAATGGTCTGGGAATACTCCATCGAAAACGGCAGCTTAGGTAGGTGAAAAGATTATGAACGAAGAATATTTGGAAGTGGATTTTAAAAAGTATTGCAAAACTTGTAAACATAAAGAATTGGGAGAGAAATTCGACCCATGTAATGAATGTCTGGATTATGGGTATAATCTCAATTCTCACAAACCTGTAATGTGGGAGGAAAAGAAAAAATGAGCTACCAATACGATCGATATTTGGCGCAGCATAAATCTAACGTTGAAGCAGGATTTCGCTGGTTACAGAAAAATCTCCCCGAGATCACGGAGGGCAGTGGTGCGGAGCATAATATCGTATTTGCACATGATCAATCTAAAACGGAGCCCGATGAATACGGCCCATATGATATTTACTTTTATGGAGGAAATCGCTCTTATGCGGTAGTTGAGGATTTTCGAAAAGCTTGGTTACTGCACATTCATCGAAACCCCCATCATTGGCAGTATTGGATACTGATTAACGATGATCCGGAAGAAGGCGAAATCGTTTTAGAGATGCCCTACTGCTATATTCTGGAGATGATTTGCGATTGGTGGTCCTTTAGTTGGTTTAAAGGAAACTTGCTGGAAATTTTCTCCTGGTATGAAGAACACAAAAATTATATAAAGCTGCATCCCAATACGAGAAAATTGGTGGAGGATATTTTATCCCGTATCCAAAATAAGCTTGGGGAGGTAATGGCGAATGAAATCAACAGATAGCGTGATTGTGAGTTGGGATTTTTCCCATGGAAAAGACGTTGGTGTTCTGATTGTCGGAAAACAGGAGAAAGGAAAAGTCGAAATCATCAACGCCTATCAGGGAGAAGAAGCCAAAGCACTTTATCAAAAGTTGGTATTCCCTAAATCAAAGAAGACCAGCTTTAGCAAGGAGAAAACCACATGAAGCAACCGAAAAAATTAACCAGAGAGCAAAAAGAATGTTTGTCAGCTCATTATCTTAATTGTAAAGACTGGATGCTGGTTGAAGAGACCGAATTCTATTACCGCATCATTAACAAAAATACGGGTGTGATAAAGAGTGTAGATAAATTTAGAAGAATAAGGAGGAGAAAACAAGATGTCGGATGTTCTGGTAGTTAAAGTAAATATGTTTTGTCGTTCCAGAGAGTTGAACGATATTCGTCGATACATACTTTCTCAAATAGAAAACGGAAAGGTTGTTGTGTTACCTGCTTATTGCGATGCGCAGATTGTTCCGGATGATATTGAAATTCGAGTTGAAGATCTCTTCGGAGATAAAAGCAAAGGAGACCATCACTATGGAAATTCTTCCACCCAAATATCAAAAGTATAGAATGTTTCCTCAATTACAACAAAATGATGAAAACGAGCAGATGCAGAAAGCGCTGGAATTTTCTGGCGAGCTGCTCATTCTTCAGGCAAGACTATATCCTATTCCAAACTTTGAGTATATTTGGCCGGATGGATTACCGTTATCAAAAATATAGAATTTAAAAGGAGAAAAAGAGTATGGATCTTAAATCAGTAAAAATCATTGCAGTAGATTTTGATGGGACTTTATGCGAGAACAAATGGCCGGAAATCGGCTCAGCCAATGAAGAGTTGATAGAGTATCTTCGTGATCGACAAAAGAACGGAGATAAGCTGATTCTTTGGACTTGTCGTGTAGATGACATGCTTCAAAAGGCCATTGAGTGGTGCAAAGAAAATGAACTGACATTTGACGCAGTCAATGAGAATCTTCCGGAAATCATCGAAAACTTTGGCTCTGATACCAGAAAGATATTTGCCAATGAGTACATAGATGATCGGAATATCTGGCCTCTGGAAAACGGAGTAGCTGATGTTCTTTATCTTTGTGATGGTAAAAGTTGCGGAGATACTTGCCCGGGTGTGGAATGCAAATATACATCCGATATAGCTCATGCCAGGAATTTTATAAAGGGTGCCTATGACTCCTATTGGGAAAAGGAATCTGAAATCAAAGAGCCCGATTCACATGAGAAATCCAGTATGGAATTGTGGGCGGAAAGAGAAGTAGAAATTGCCTGCAAACACGAAGCACCTGATCGGAAACCAGGAGAATGGGATTACGGATGTGCTTGCTACGAAAGTGCATTAAAGGCATTCCGGAGTCTTTGTGAAGATGGTCACAGCGGATTTAGCATCAGCATGACAAAGTTTATCTTAAACCGATTGATTGAAGGAAAGCCGCTCACTTCTATCGAAGACACAGAAGATGCCTGGAGCGATATTTCTGATCGAAGTGGTCTTCGTGGAGAGATTGCGAATTACCAGTGCCGGCGGATGAGTTCTCTCTTTAAGTATGTATATGCTGACGGCTCTGTTAAGTACAGAGATGTCAACCGTTTCTGTGGTGTGAACTTGGATAATCCAGATGTATCCTACCACAGCGGCTTGATAGATCGAGTAATGGAAGAAAAATTCCCGATTACCATGCCGTATTTTCCGGAGAGCAAACCGTTCCGTGTGTATTGCGAGGAGTTTCTTACCGATCGAAAAAATGGTGACTTTGATACGGTTGGGATTCTCTATGTGATTAAGCCAGATGGCGAACGTGTAGAGATTAACCGTTATTTCAAAGAAGGCGAAAAGGACTTTATTGAGATTGCTTCCTGCGAGTATGAGATGCGCCGAAAGATGTATCATGAGCTTCTGGAGAATCTGAAAAAGGAGCAGAAAAAAGACTGTCACGGTTGCTTCGGAGCTGCGGATAACAGTTGCAAAGACTGTATGGAGGAAGAACAGCATGAATCGGAATAGATTTATCCAAGGATTAAAAAGTAATATCCAACTTTCCGAAAAAGAGAGGAAGCGGATTATTCGGAGAAGCCTTCAGAAATACCCATGGAAAACAAAATGTACGGTGGCGATGGAGGAATTTGCAGAGCTTCAGCAGCAGATCAGTAAACAGGTTCGTGGCTACGGAGACAGAATTGGACTCTTGGAAGAGATGGCAGATGCTTATATTTGTCTGAACTTCCTGGAGTCCATTTTTGATATTAAGCCTGAAGATTTGCAGAAAGCTATCGACGTGAAGCTGGAGCGAGAAAGGAGAAATTGCCAATAATGGGATTATCAAAACTTTCAGAAGAATGTAAAAATTGCCCGTTTGTCGAGAAGTGTAAAAACAAGCGAATGGAAGCATTAGCATATATGACTGAACCGCAAGTTTTAGCAAATGCGGCAGATCCAAGTTCTGAAAACTTAGCAGCACCTTTATTACGAGAAACCGTGACAATCATGATAAATGGTACGCCAACTCAGGTTTATAAAGACGAAATAGAAAAACAGCTCTATTCCCAATTATATTCGGGGTTAGGCTTGAAATTTGGGAGTTAAAAAGGAGAAAAATAATGAACGATTCCATAGTGCCTGGAGTGGTGTATATCCATGTTGGCAATGAAATTCAAAAACTCTGTGAAACGAGTGATATTCATATAGAGACATTGGCAAATGTTCCAGTTTCTTGTGATCTGCCCAAATTAACAGAAATGGAAACATCCGCATCGTTTGAAATGGTAACAAAAATAAGCGAAGAAGCATTCTTAATCCTTTCTGGAATATTTGATTTGTCGTTAAAACTTTGTCCAGACAATCGAGTACGTCACTTGGTTTTACATGCCAAAAAGAAACGAACCAGAAAAAAGAACCTTCATAGAATTTTTCGAATGTTAGAAAAGGAGAAAAATTATGAATGAAAATTGTTTAAGTCCTTTACCGCAGTATCATATCGATAGAGATAAGCTATGCGAGATTGTAAAAGAAACCATCGGCTACGATAGACTTATGGATGCGTTCTGCTATGGAATCGTCGTTTGTGATGAGTTTGCTTGGTTTTCCAACTCAGACGAGTATTATATTATCCATTTGGAAAGCGGCATGATGGTAAACTGGTATAAACATCTCGGAAGGACAAACACTTGCTCGCAGAAAGATAGAACCATTGATGATTATTACGAGTTCTTCAGATTATTCAAAGAAGAATTGGACTATTTCGAGAGGAGAATGCAATAATGATTAAAATTGAAAACGTAGAAGTTATGGGTTGGGGACACGCTATTCGTGGAATGCGGAATCCTATGAACAGTTGGGAGAGAGCCGATAGCGGAATCTGCAAAGGTGGGGAGAGTGGCATTGGGTGTGAGAACTGTGCCAATTACGATTCCTGTGAGCATACATACGATCATTCCTGGCAGCTTGGTAAGACAGATCACGATTTGATGATGCGACTTGCAGCCGGCGGGCCAACTCACGCAAAGTATCGGAGGATGATTGCAGTCTATGCAGATATTACTGCTCCGCTTTATTGGTGGAAGGAGTTCGATACTTACAAAGTTGGTACTGTTGCAAATTCTTGTTCCACCATGCATAAGATCGCAGAAAAGGAGTTTGCACCGGAGGATTTCAGTTGTGAACATTTGATTGATTCTTTTGGCGAAATCTGGGATATTGCGGCAGGAGACGAATGTCGAAGTACACCTCTTGACATTCTTTATACCGTAATTAACGCTCTGAATATTTATAGAGAAAAATACATCGAAACCAAAGACAAGAAATACTGGTGGCAGATGATCCAGCTTCTACCCTCTTCCTATAACCAGAAACGGACGATCATGCTGAACTATGAAGTACTGGCCGGTATTTATCCTATGCGAAAGAGCCACAAGCTCGACGAGTGGGTGGAATTCTGCAAATGGATTGAGACACTGCCGTATTCGGAGATTATTATTGGAGAAAAAGTTAAATTTTATGCTGATGGAAAGGAGATAAACATATGATTTTTATTCAAACCTTGATTTGTATTTTGCTGGCATATATTTGTTTGTATGCTCTGATTTCCAGAATCTGCAAATGCATCGAACATTGTGCCTCAGCCAAAGGATACACAAAATTGGAAGAGGCAAAAATTCTTGCCAAAGACCAGAGTAAGGGAGAGTAACTATGTGGAGCCGAAAACTGATAAAAAATAAAATCTATGCTATCCTGATTGTCTTGATTGGAGCGTTGTCAGTCCCGATTGAATGGGATGCAACGTTCTTTTTATTTTCCCTGATTATGGGAGTACCGCTGTTCTTTGCGAAAACGAACTGGATTTATGAAGGGGATGAGGATGATGGGACGAGCCGAGAGGAGACGTGCTCAGAAATTAGAGCAGAAAGCAAAGACCGCTACATACAATCTCACAAAAGCGCAGCTCGATGCGGCCGTCCGTGAACAGGTGGGGAAAGAGCTGGAACGAATCAAGCAGGAAGCCATGGATGATGCCGTAAATACCGCAATGGTTCTGCTCCTGACTCTGCCGCTGGAAGTGCTGATGGACCATTATTGGACGAAATCCTACGCAAAGCGCATTCCAAAGTTTACCGAGCTGGTTCTGGAATATTACGAACGCTGGCAAAATGGTGAGCTGGACATGGATAAGCTGAAAGAGGATTTGTGGGAATATGGCGGTGTAAAATTAGTTGAAAGTGAGGGTGAAGCAACATGAAATGTGTAATGGGAATTATTGCGTGTGTCGTTGGACTTGTGAGTCTGATCGGACTGATTGTGTTAAAGGCGGTCCATTCGTCTGCAACCTATATGGATGATTCATTCCGGTGGGGAGGACGAGATGTGTATTAAAAACGATTGTCGAAAAAACGCTGAAGGGTATTCCGATCCGACTGCCTATGAAGCACTGAGAAACATCGAGCAGGAAGAGGACCGGTTCCATAAACTTTTAGACACCATTTTTACGCTGTGCGAGCTGTCCGACTTCCACATCGAAGAGCGGATCGTCATCAAGGACAAACGAACCGGACGGATTTGGAGGTGATCTGCCTTATGAAAATATGTAAAGTAAAACCAGATTATGCCACTTGTTCGGCTTGTGTGGAGACACAACAGATGTTTGATGTGGTTGATGATTGCTCCAAATGTAAATTAAACACGGAAATTTATGAACTGTTGCAGATAGGGACAAGTTTTTGGAGTGGTGATTATGCGATGGTTCAGAAAGACGGTAAGATACAAAAAGTATCACTAAAACGGATTTATGATGTCCGGGAGGTGTAACGTTATGGATGAGTGGCAGAAAACCATTGACGCTCTCGTCAAAGCGTTTGACGAATTTGCCGTGAAAGTAAAAGAGATGGTGGACGCTTTGGCTGGGGCATTCGGATTTGGACCGTCAGTATCCGAAAACAAAAGAAAAAAGAGTCTCAGTTCCCCGGCTCGATATGGAATGTCTCTGAGGAAATCTCGAAGAGAATCCATCGTTAAGCAGTATTCTTACCGACCGATTGCCCGGAAACACTTACCTTATCAGAGAAGAAATTATTGAAAATCGTCCGTACAAAGCTTGAAAGTGGGTGAAAATCACGCCCACTTTTGGGTTTTGAAAAATGGGCTTTGGCCACTTTTATGCGGGCTTTTTGAAAAATGCGGGGACTTTTGGGGAAGGATTCGGACGATTTTGGTCAAATTTGTGGCCATTTGCCCACTTTCTGCCCACTTTTAAAACCCCGATTTGGTCAGTAAAAACCCAGTATTTATGCGGGTTTGCGGGCTCAAAGCCCACTTTCCCACTTTTTTTCTTAAACTATTATGATAGAAAGTTTAAAAGTATATAGTAATAGCGAAAAAAAAGTGGGTTTTTGGCCACGAGTAAAAATGGAGGAAATCATGAGCAAGATTAGTTGGGAGAGCTTGTATGAAAATTTCAAATCAATTTATCCAAGGTTGTCGAGGTCATCCGTATATTTTCGTCCGTTTGGGTATATGAGTATAGTAGTGTACTTTGAGGACGGAATGAAGATGATCTATGATGACCTGAGAAAACAAGCCTATATCACAGCTTGAAGAAAATGTCAAGAGCTAATGAAAAATTTCTTTTCTTTCTCATCAATTTGTGATATACTAAAAACGCCACACAATCGCATAATAGCTTCGTTTAAGGGAATCCACTTTGGTAAAAAGTGTATTCTCTCTTTACTCATACCTTGAACGAGGCGAGATTGTGTGGCAACAATGGGAGAGCACTTTTTCGGGTGTGTCTCTTGTTGGGGGCGCATCTTTTTTATTGCCTTAAAAACAGAGTGGAGGAGAATAAAGAAATGAAACGTAAGTTTCTATTGATTGTAGCAGTTTTGATGGTTTTGTTAGCGGGATGTAGCAGCGAAGACGATGGTAAAATTCATATGCCGTTCGGAGCCAATGACTATGACGGCATCAATTACCAAGAGATAGTCTCGCAATTAGAAGAAGCCGGTTTTACAAATGTGCGAGAGGAACCGCTTGGTGATTTGGTAACCGGGTGGTTGAACGATGAAGGAGAAGTAGATGAGGTCTCCGTGGATGGAGACACTGTATTTAGTACAGACTCCAGATATTTACCAGATGTTGAAATAGTGGTTTCGTATCACACATTCCCTGGCGAGGAAGAATCATCTACTGAAGATGAAAATGAAACTTCTGAAAATATAGAGTCCACTAACGAAGTTCCAGAGGAAAATCTAACGCCGGAGAATAATGAAGATTTAGTGGCAGTTTTATCAGCAACAAACGAACTTGATCCAATTTACTCAGAATTTGCAGAAAAGTATAAAAATCAAATTGTTGAGTTTGATGCGTGTATCACCTATTTGGCAAATCACGGAGATAATGACACAAGATATGATCTATTATTATCTGCTGGTGATTATGTAGATGAGAATACTGTGAATCCCGGACCCATTTTCAAATTTGAAGATGTGAATACTTATGGGATGGGAATTGAGGATTTGTATCTTCCGGACTATATAAGCATCGGTTCAAATGTACACGTTGTTGCCGAAATCCAATCATTTAGCGAAGATGAGGGAGTGTTCTTTCTCAATCCTGTGAAAGTCATTCCTCGATAAATATAAAAATCATTTAGCCTGTACCTATTGATTTAGGTATGGGCTATTTTTATGCCTACATTTGGTTCTTTTTTGCGCGCGAAAAATACATCGACTGTTATGAAGAGAGAGGGTTAAAATGGCCATTCTCTCTTTTATTTTGGAGAAAGGAGGCTCACTTATGCTGGAAAGCGAATTTCAGAACAAACTGATTCAAGAACTGAAAAGAATGTTCAAAGGCTGTATCGTAACAAAACTGGATTCCAGTCACATTCAGGGAATTCCTGATTTACTGATTCTTTATAACGATAAGTGGGCCACTTTGGAATGTAAGAAAAGTGTTCGCGCCAAGAAACAACCAAACCAAGAATATTATGTTGGACGAATGAATGAGATGTCATTCTCAAGATTTATTTGTCCCGAAAATAAGGAGGAAGTGTTACATGATCTTCAACAAGCATTTGGCTCTTGAAGGGCAACACGCCTTTCTTGGCGCAAGTAAATATCACTGGATTAACTATGACGAATCCAAAGTTGCAGAATCGTACTCAAAATTCCTTGCGACTCAAAAAGGGACGGAGCTTCACGATTTCGCAGCAAGGTGTATCACGCTTGGACAGAAACTTCCGAAGTCTCAGAAAACGTTGAATATGTATGTGAATGATGCGATTGGTTTCAAAATGGTTCCTGAACAGCCACTCTTCTATTCAGAGAATTGTTTTGGGACAACCGATGCGATTGCATTTCGAAATCGTATGCTTCGTATTCACGATTTAAAGACCGGCGTCATTCCGGCGCACATGGAGCAGCTTGAAATATACGCTGCTCTTTTTTGTTTGGAATACAAAATCAAGCCGGCCGACATTGAAATGGAACTTCGGATTTATCAGAACAACCAGATTCTTTATGAGAATCCAACGGCTGAAACTATCGTTCCTATCATGGACAAGATTATCACATTCGACAAAGTAATAAACAAAATCAAAGAACAGGAGGGCTAAATTATGAATCCGATTGCAGAAGAAATTTTGATGCATTATGGAATGCCCCGTCGTTCTGGTCGTTATCCATGGGGATCTGGTGAAAATCCATATCAGCATAGTGGAGATTTTCTGAGTCGAGTGGATGAACTGAAAAGTCAGGGCATGAGTGATACTGAGATTGCGAAAGCTATGGGATTAACCACCACGCAATACCGTACGCAGAAATCCTTGGCCAAAGATGAACGGCGTGCCCTAGATGTGGCCAGGGCAAAATCTCTTCGAGAAGATGGATTGAGCCTGAACGAGATTGCGAAAGAGATGGGGTTTGCAAATGACTCTTCTGTCCGTTCTCTTTTGAATGAGAATTCTGAGGTCCGTATGAACCAGGCTAAGACAACTGCCGAGTTTATCAAAAAGCAGATTGATGAAAAAGGCATGATCGATGTCGGCGCTGGTGTGGAACGTGAGCTTGGAATTTCTAAGGAGAAACTGAATGAAGCGCTCTACATGCTGGAGATGGAAGGATATCCTGTCTATGGTGGTCGAGTGGATCAGATAACGAATCCAGGAAAGAAAACCACGCTTCGAGTAATTTGTCCTCCTGGAACAGAGCATAAGGAGATTTATGATTTTGAGAATATCAATTCTCTGAAAGACTATGTCTCCCATGACGATGGAGAATCCTTTGATCCCAAATTTGTCTATCCCAAAAGCATGGACTCAAAAAGGCTTCAGATCCGTTATGCAGAGGATGGCGGGGAATTAAAAGATGGTGTTGTTGAAATTCGAAGAGGCGTTGATGATCTGTCTCTTGGAGAATCCCACTATGCTCAGGTTCGAATTCTGGTTGATGGAACACACTACATCAAAGGAATGGCCGTTTACTCAGATGACCTTCCCGATGGCGTGGATGTTATGTTCAACACCAATAAGAAAAAAGGGACTCCAAAGATGGATGTTCTGAAGCCAATCAAAGACGATCCCGATAATCCGTTTGGTTCTTTAATCAAAGAAGGAATCAACGACCCGGATAATCCAACGACTGAAAGAGGGGGACAGAGTTATTACTATGATAAAAATGGTAAGAAACAGCTTTCCCTTATCAACAAACGTGCGGAAGAAGGGGATTGGGGAGAATGGGCCGATAAGCTTCCATCCCAATTTCTGTCAAAGCAGAGCAGAACATTGATAAAGAAGCAGTTGAATTTAGCAGCAGCAGATAAGCAGTCTGAATTTGATGAGATTTGTTCTCTTACAAATCCAACAGTGAAAAAGGTTCTTTTGAAATCTTTTGCTGATGACTGCGACGCGGCCGCTGTTCATTTACAGGCAGCCGCTCTTCCCAGACAGAAGTATCAAGTCATTCTTCCATTGACATCTATCAAAGACAATGAGGTCTATGCTCCGAACTACAAGAATGGAGAAACAGTAGCTCTTGTACGGTATCCGCATGGCGGAACTTTCGAGATTCCTATCCTAACTGTTAATAATAAACAGCCAGAAGGAAGAAGAGTTCTTGGAAATACACCGGCAGACGCTATTGGCATCAATAAAAAGGTGGCCGACCGTCTTTCTGGAGCTGACTTCGACGGCGATACCGTCATGGTAATCCCTTGTAATTCTTCCAATAGCAGAGTGAAGATTACTTCTACCCCACAATTAAAGGGATTGGAAGGCTTTGATCCTAAGATGTCTTATGGGACTGTTAAGAAAGGTGACGATTACTATAACAGCAGCGGTCAGAAGATTAAGGTTATGAAGAATACCCAGACAGAAATGGGTAAGATTTCAAACTTGATTACTGATATGACTTTGAAAGGTGCGACTCAGGACGAGCTTGCAAGAGCTGTGCGCCATAGCATGGTCGTCATCGATGCAGAGAAGCATAAGTTGGACTATAAGAAGAGCGAACAGGACAATGGCATCACTGCTTTGAAGAAGAAGTACCAGGCTCACGAGGACGATGATGGTTATGGTGGTGCTTCTACTTTAATTTCTCGTGCTAAGTCTGAGACTTCTGTATTGAAGAGAAAAGGAAGCCCGATTATTGACAAAGAAACTGGCGAGCAAAGCTGGAAGAGTGTAAGAGAGGAGTATGTAGATAAGAACGGAAAGACCCAGGTACGAACTCAAAAGAGTACCAAGATGGCAGAAACCAGAGACGCCCGTACTTTATCTTCTGGAACCCCTCAAGAGGAAGCATATGCGGACTATGCAAATACCATGAAGTCCCTAGCTAATCAGGCCCGCAGGGAGATGGTTAATACTGGAAAGATAGCCTACTCTGCTTCAGCAAAGCGTACCTATCAGGCAGAGGTTGATTCTCTCATGGCTAAGCTTAATGTGGCTTTAAAGAACGCCCCCCGCGAGCGTCAGGCACAGACCATGGCGAATTCTATTGTGGCCGCTAAGAAGAAAGACAATCCCGATATGACAAGGGCTGAAATCAAGAAGGCTAATCAACAGGCTCTTACTGCGGCCCGTACTGCTGTTGGTGCCAAGAGAACCCCTGTCGAGATTACAGATCGTGAATGGGAAGCGATTCAGGCTGGCGCCATCAGCGAGAACAAGCTTACCCAGATTCTCAACAATACAAACATAGATACAGTCAGACAGAGAGCTACCCCTCGTGCAACAACAACCCTTAGCTCCGCAAAAGTGAATCGTATTGCGGCGCTGAATGCTTCTGGCTATAGCACTGCTGAGATAGCAGCAGCTTTGGGTGTTTCCAGTTCTACTGTGTCGAAGTATCTGAATGGAAAGGAGTGAACAAAGTAAATGGCGAAGAAGTGTATGCTTACAACCATTGACAATCCTTTCGATCCATTTGAACAGTTCACTTCATGGTTGCTGTTTGATGAGGAAAAAGGTTATCATTCATGTTCGTATCTTGGTAGAATTGCCAGAACCTCGGACCAACTCTCCGATGAAGAGAATGACTTGGAAGTTGAACGAGCAATTGATGAGATCGTAAGATACGATTTCCGAAACATTTACAAAAAAGTTACGCGAGATGCGGTGGCTATCTAGGTATCAGATGGTATAGGGGGGGGTAGTAAAAATCGCACCCCCTCCGTCATCGCGGCGGTCTTTGAAAATTCCCCGGGGGTATTTTTCGGAGAATGTTTTTACCTTCCGGCAGTATTTAACAGAGCTCATAAGGTTGACTAAGTAATAAGCTGTGGTTCTTTTTACTCTTTTTCTCCTTTCGGTAAAAAAGTTACAGTCATCCTTGTGGGTTCTTTTAAATACTGCCGGAAAACTTTTATGAAACTATTGAAAAACAGATGGGAAGGAGGCAGTAAATGGCTAGAAAAGCAAAGGGTTCTGAATCAACTGGCTCTTCCAAGAAGATTCGTCCTGCTTTGACTCCGGAAGCAAGGGAGCTTCAGATGATTTCTCTGGCCGTTGACTTGGTTGAAAAGCAATTGCTGGAAGGGACTGCTTCTTCTCAGGTCATTACTCACTATCTGAAACTGGGTTCTTCCAGAGAGAAGCTCGAACGGGAGCGGTTGGAGGAAGAGAACAATTTGTTGCGGGCAAAAGTGAGAGCCATCGATTCTACCGATGAAATCAAGGATCTCTATAAGGACGCCATCAATGCGTTTCGTATATACAGCGGACAGGGTAACGACGATGATTAGGACATATTCGGAATTATCAAAATTAAAGACTTTCAAAGAACGATATGAGTATCTCCGTTTAGGCGGAGTCGTCGGAGCAGATACTTTTGGGTTTGACCGATATCTGAATCAGATTTTCTATCGTTCTATGGAATGGAAATCTGTTCGTGATTTTGTGATTGTAAGAGATAACGGATGTGACCTTGGAATAGAAGGCCACGAGATATATGGAAAGATACTGATCCATCACATGAATCCAATTTCTGTTGAGGATATTTTAAAGAGGAGCGATTTCCTTTTAAACCCGGAGTACCTCATCTCGACAATTCTTACAACACATAATGCCATTCACTATGGAGATGAGAGTCTTCTCACCACAGAACCTGTTGTTCGAAGCAAAAACGATACATGTCCCTGGAAACATTGATGGGAGGAGGTTATGGAGATTATGGAAAGCATACTGACATCGATTAAAAAGATGCTGGGTATTACGGAAGAGTATGAACACTTCGACTCAGACCTTATCATACATATCAATTCGGTATTCATGATCCTTACCCAACTTGGCGTCGGCCCGCCATCAGGCTTCTCCATTCAGGATAAAAGCACTACATGGAAAGAATTCATTTCTGACGAGACAAAGTTGCAGCTAGTAAAATCTTACATGCATATGAAGGTGAAACTACTGTTTGATCCGCCGTTGAGTTCTGCTGTATTGGCATCCATGGAAAAGATGATTGCTGAGGCGGAATGGAGATTGAATGTTGCAGCAGAAACAGATGAGGAAAAATCTGAAGAATACGAGTCCTACGACGGCGAGTACAGGATAACGCCAAAAGCGTTTCAATCTCAGATGCTGGATACCGAGAATAAAGTTCTGGATCGAAATATTGTGGTGACAGAAGTCCCGTATTACGAGACCGGAAATTTGGCAAATGGAGTGACATCATATATCGCAAAGGAGGGAGATTCAAAATGAGTAATGAAGCATTGCTACAGCATCACGGGATTCTTGGGATGAAATGGGGCGTCCGAAGAACTCCTGAACAGCTTGCGAGAGCAAGTGGAAAGAAGAGCAGTTCCGATGACGCGGTGAAAAAGATGTCTGATTCGGAACTCCGTTCAAAGATTAACCGTCTTCAGATGGAAAAGCAGTATAAACAGCTTACCAGTTCAGAAATTTCTGTCGGTAGAAAGTTTGTACAGGACGTGCTGACTAATGCCGCAAAGCAGACCGCCACTAATTATGTATCGAAATACATGACGAAGGGGATTGATGCGGTTATCAAGAAAGCAACCAGCAAGTAGGTGATTCAATTATGGCATTATCAAACACTGCCGTTCCCAAATACTACGGCATGTTTCGGGATGCCGTAATAAGGGGAGAGATACCGGTTTGTAAAGAAGTCTCTATGGAGATGAACCGAATTGACGACCTGATAGCCAATCCAGGTATTTACTATGATGACCAGGCTGTTGAAGGATGGATTGCTTATTGTGAATCGGAACTGACATTGACAGATGGTTCTGATTTGAATTTGCTGGACTCTTTCAAACTATGGGGTGAACAGCTTTATGGATGGTACTACTTCGTTGAACGAAGTGTGTGGGAGCCAAGTTCTGATGGACATGGCGGAAGATATGTAAATAGAAGAATCAAGCAGCGTCTGATAAAGAAACAATATCTCATTGTTGGACGAGGGGCTGCTAAATCTTTGTATGATACTTGTGTTCAATCTTACGGATTGAATATTGACACCTCGACAACGCATCAGATCACGACAGCGCCTACGATGAAGCAGGCGGATGAAGTGATGTCGCCTTTCCGTACAGCAATCACCCGGTCGAGAGGCCCGCTGTTCCGATTCCTAACGGAAGGTTCTTTGCAGAATACGACTGGTTCTAAAGCGAAGAGAATGAAGCTGGCCTCCACTAAAAAGGGAATCGAGAATTTCCTTACGGGTTCACTTCTGGAAGTACGTCCAATGTCCATTGCAAAGCTTCAGGGATTGCGGCCTAAGATTTCTACCGTTGACGAGTGGCTGTCCGGCGATACCAGAGAAGATGTGGTTGGTGCCTTAGAGCAGGGTGCGTCTAAATTGGATGATTACATCATCGTGGCCACGAGTTCTGAGGGAACGGTGAGAAACGGAGCCGGCGACACAATCAAAATGGAGTTGATGGATATTCTCAAAGGTGATTATGTCAATCCTCATGTTTCCATTTGGTGGTATAAACTCGATTCCATTGATGAAGTCGGCAACCCGGATATGTGGCTGAAGGCAAATCCTAATATTGGTAAGACGGTAAGTTATGAAACTTATCAGCTTGATGTGGAGAGAGCAGAAAAATCTCCGGCGGCCAGAAATGATATTTTGGCTAAGAGATTTGGATTACCGATGGAAGGTTACACCTACTACTTCACATACGAAGAAACCCTTCCCCATAAGAAGAGAAGTTATTGGCAAATGCCCTGTTCTTTGGGAATCGATTTGTCACAGGGAGACGACTTCTGTGCTTTTACGTTCCTTTTCCCATTATCGAATGGTTCCTTTGGAGTGAAAACCAGGAACTACATTTCTTCATCGACTCTGATGAAACTTCCGGCAGCAATGAGAATCAAATATGATCAATTTATGGATGAAGGAAGCCTGATTGTCTTAGAGGGAACCGTTCTGGATATGATGGAAGTCTACGAGGATTTGGACAACCACATTGCGGAATTTGGATACGACGTTCGATGCTTGGGATATGACCCGTACAATGCAAAAGAGTTCATTGAACGGTGGTCCTCTGAAAATGGTCCGTTCGGAATCGAAAAGGTTATACAGGGTGCTAAGACAGAATCCGTTCCTTTGGGAGAGTTAAAAAAACTTTCTGAGGAGCGGATGCTTTTGTTTGATGAAGAACTTATGACTTTTGCGATGGGGAACTGCATTGTTATGGAAGATACGAATGGAAACCGTAAATTGCTAAAAAAGCGATATGACGCAAAGATTGATGCCGTGGCAGCTATGATGGATGCGTTTGTCGCTTTCAAGCTCAACCGAGATGCTTTCGAATAGGAGGTGACGATTTCAAAATGGAAGTTTCAATCGGTTCCAGGATTAAACACGCCTGGAACGCTTTTTTAAATAGAGACCCAACAGGTTTCTATCGGGACATAGGAGTTGGATATTCATACAGACCCGATCGTCCAAGACTTACAAGAGGAAATGAGAGATCCATTGTTACCTCTGTATATAATCGCATTGCGTTGGATTGCGCTTCAATTAGCATCCAACACGTCCGACTGGACGACTCTGAAAGGTTCCTTGAGAAAATTCCTTCAGGGTTAAATGACTGTCTGAATTTATCTGCCAACATTGACCAGACGGGACGTGCTTTCCTTCAGGATGTTGTTTTATCCATGCTTGATGAGGGCTGCGTGGCGATTATTCCGGTTGATACGGATGACGATCCTGATACTACGGGCTCATATAAAATCGAGTCGATGCGTACTGGAAAGATTCTGGAGTGGTTTCCGGGCCATATTAAAGTGAGAGTTTACAATGAGCGGACTGGATTAAAGGAAGATATTGTGGTTCCAAAAGATACAGTCGCAATTATCGAAAATCCGCTTTATGCAGTAATCAATGAGCCGAACTCAACGATGCAGCGTTTGATAAGGAAGCTGAATTTATTGGACGTTGTCGATGAGCAGAGCAGTTCGGGGAAACTCGATTTAATTATCCAGCTTCCCTATGTAATTAAAACAGAAGCAAGGCGTCAACAGGCTGAGAAGAGGCGTGTCGAGATTGAACGCCAGTTGGCCGGTTCTAAATATGGTATTGCATATACCGATGGTACGGAGCGGATCACACAGTTGAATCGTTCTGTGGAAAATAATCTGATGAAGCAGATTGAATATCTGACGAGTATGCTTTACAGCCAGTTAGGTATCACTCAGAGCATATTGGATGGTTCCGCAGATGAGAAGACCATGCTGAACTATTATAACCGTACTATTGAGCCAATCATTTCAGCAATTGTTGACGAAATGAAACGTAAGTTCCTTACCAAAACGGCCAGATCTCAAAAGCAATCAATTCTGTTCTTCCGCGACCCCTTCAAACTCGTACCAGTAGCCGATCTGTCAGAAATCGCTGACAAGTTTACAAGAAACGAGATTATGACATCCAACGAAATTCGGCAGATTATCGGCATGAAGCCGTCTGACGATCCGAAAGCCGATGAGCTGAAGAATAGCAATATCAGCGAGGCAAAATCTGAGCCTTCAAATGAGGGTTCTGATGTCGAATCTGGTGAAAGTGATTCTGGAGCAGATTACGACAGTATCGTAAATGAGCTGCTTGATGGTCTTGAAAAGGAGATTGATGAAATTATAGGAAACTATGTTTCAGATGATGAGGAGGAGACCTAATGGATATTGACGAGCTCCTTCAACATTATGCATCTCCCTATTATGACCCGGTAAAAGCTCATGAATATTATATGAGAACCAGAGAACTCAAGGGGCGTCGTTCTACGACGAAGCTCAATGATGAGGGTAAAGAAATCTGGGCTTATACAAAGAATGAGATAACCAGCGAGAAGAAGGAAAAGGTAAAAGAAGAACAGGAAAAGCGAAAACAAAAAATTGCTGAACTGAGAGCAAAGGCCAAGGCAACCCGAGAGCAGATCTCGGCTAGATTAAAGGAACTGAATGCTCAGCTTACCGAGGAATCTTCATCAAGAAGGAGCAGGGTTGATTCCCGTAAAAAATCCGATTTGGAGGATATTGGGGAGGAAGCTGAAGACCAGAAAGAGCGCATTGACGAAAAGAAAAATGCCGAGATTGAACGCTTGATGGCGATAGAAATTCCTTCCGGATTATCCAAAGAGGAAAGAGCAAAGCGAGTGGCGGAGCGCAACGAGAAAATCGCAAAGCTTCGTGATGATGCCAGCGAGGATAAAGCTAAGGTGAGTGAGCAGGCGAAAGCTGAAAAGGAAGAGGTGAGGACTTCCGCAAGTCGTAAAAAGAAGCGAATTACCAAAGACGCTAAAGAAGAGAGGGCTGATAATTCTGCGAATGCTAAATCGGAAAGAGAAAAAGTCAGTACAGAGTTAAAGGCTGCTGTCACCGCTGCCAGGGAAGCTTATAAAGCGGCAAAAGAGAACCTTGATGCTACTTATGAGGAGCTTTATCAGCAAGAGTTCGACAAGATAGCTTCCGAATACAAAGCAGTGAAGAAGCGGAAACGAAAGAAGTAGCAATACAGCTTTCGCACAATACTGACAAAAGGAGTGATTTTCAAAATGGAGAAATACGATTTTAGTGGTTGGGCCACTAGAAACGATCTTCTTTGCAGCGATGGCCGTACCATCAAAAGGGATGCATTTAAGAGCCAGAATGGACAAACGGTTCCCCTGATTTGGGGACATAATCATTCTGATCCTAATTGTGTGCTTGGTCATGGTGTGCTGGAAAATCGTGAAGAGGGCGTTTATGCCTACTGTAGTTTCAATGACAGTGAATCCGGGCAGGCAGCGAAGAAGCTGGTTCAGCATGGAGACGTTCGTTCACTTTCTATTTGTGCCGGTCAGCTTAAACAGGCCGGAGCGAATGTGGTGCATGGCGTTATCTACGAACTGAGCCTTGTTCTGGCCGGAGCCAACCCTGGAGCTTTCATTGATTCTGTCATGACTCACGGTGAGACTTCAGAAGACCGTACCATTATCGGATATGACGAGAACATTATGATCTATCATTCTGCCGAGGAGGACGACAAACCCGAGGAAAAGAAGACGGAGGAGAAATCCGAATCTAAGGAAGATAAGACTTCTGAAGAAAAGCCTGAGGAAGATGACGAGACAATTGAGCAGGTATTTAATACCCTCAATGAAAAGCAGAAAAAAGTGGTTTATGCAATGATCGGACAGGCTATTGGAGAAACCGATGAGCCCGAAGATAAAAATGATGACGATTCTAAAGGAGGAAATACCGAGATGAAGCATAATGTGTTTGACAACGATAAGAAAAATGAGACCGGTGGCTTTCTGACCCATTCCGCGCAGGAAGACATCATTAAGATGGCGAAGACCAGTCAGGTTGGTACTTTCCAGACGGCTCTTCAGCTTTATGCGGAGCAGAATGGCCTTCAGCATGATGCGGTCAGCGGCGGCTTTGTTCAGACTGGCGACGGAAACGTGACGAGCCTGTTCCCGGAATACCAGGAAGTACGTCCGGGCGCTCCTGAACTCATTACCAATGACCAGGGTTGGATTACCAATGTAATGAGGAAGGTACATAAGAGCCCGATTTCCAGAATCAGAACCAGCCAGACCGACATTCGTGGTATTGATGCTCTTCGCGCCAGAGGCTACAAGAAGGGAAAAGAGAAGCAGCAGGCCGGCAATTTCAAGCTGGTACGCAGAACCACGGATCCGCAGACCGTTTATGTGAAGAATGCTCTGCATCGTGACGACATCGTTGACATTACCGATTTCGATTACGTGAAGTACCTGTATGACATCGACCGCCTGATGCTCAATGAAGAACTGGCCATTGCGATGATGCTGGGTGACGGCCGCGAAGACGGCGACGAGGGTAAGATCGATCCGGATAAGATCAGACCCATCTGGACGGATGACGATCTCTACACTATTCACGCCGATTTGGATGTTGAAGGCGCAAAGAAGGAGCTTCAGGGTACAAACACCAGGGTAAACTTCGGTGAAAATTATATTTACGCCGAGGCTATGATCAATGCGGTTCTGTATGCGAGAGAGAATTACAAGGGTACTGGTACTCCGGATATGTACATCACCCCACATATGCTCAATGTGATGCTTCTGGCCCGTGATATGAACGGCCGCAGAATCTACGCTTCCAAGGCAGAGCTTGCGTCTGCCTTCAACGTAGGTGAGATCCTTACCGCTGAGCAGTTCGAGGGGAAGACCCGTAAGACAGATGACAGCAAAACCAAGAAGCTGCTCGCTATCATCACGAATCTGAACGACTACTCTCTGGGTGCTACGAAGGGCGGCGAAGTTACTCACTTCACGCAGTTCGATATCGACTTTAACCAGGAGAAGTCCCTTCTGGAGACCAGATGCTCCGGCGCTCTGACCAGAGTGTACTCTGCCATTGCGATCGAAGAGGATGTAACGGAAAACCCTTAATCGGCTTCTCTGTTAGTCTCGAAGATGGAGGAGCCAATCTGTTCGGGAAAACGGTAGATTCGTTACAGGAGAATGTTGTTGTCGGAGAGTCCGAGATTACCGGTACATTGAAGTATGTTACCGGATACACGGGATTCAGCAGCAATACTTCTGAGCAGGAAGGAAACTATCTTGCTTTGAAAGTTGATGCTGATTCTGAGGATGCGATTGTGACCGTTGAACTCGTAGGCGGCACCAAAGGACCGGTTACGCTCGATGACGACATGAACATCGTACTCCTTATCAAGAATAAGGATACTCAGAGCATCAAGGTGACGGTGAACGATGGGGAAGATTCTGCTATAAAGACTTATGGGCTTACCGGATTGACTTTGGAAACAGAGTAAAGGAGAAAATTCAAAATGGCAAAATTTTTTGGAAAAATCGGCTATGCAGTATCAAAGGATGTTCGCCCTGGTGTTTGGGATGGAGAAATCACTGAGCGAGAGTATTTCGGCGATTTGATTCGGAATACTAGTCGGTATCAGACTTCTGATAAGCTCAATGACGACATCAACATTTCCAATGAGATCAGCATTGTGGCCGATCCTTTTGCCTATCAGAATTTTCACACAATGCGGTATGTTAAGTTCATGGGAGCAAAGTGGAAGATTTCCAGTGTCGAAGTTCAGTATCCGCGTCTGATTCTGACGGTAGGAGGTGTATATAATGACTGATCGACGAATCCTGTTTCACAAACTATTGTGCGAGATATTATCCTGCCCGATAGAAGGCGAACAGTGCCGATGTTATTTTCAGCCTCCGGAATCTATTAAGATGAATTACCCCGCCATTGTATATAGCCTTGACGATATTGACAAGACGTATGCGAATGACGGGGTATATTTGTCTAATCGAAGATATGCCATTACCGTCATTGATAAAGATCCGGATACGTCCTTGGTGCAGAAAGTAACGAATTTACCGATGAGCCGGTTCGACCGGCATTTTAAAAAAGATAACCTGAATCACTACATTTTTAATGTGTATTTCTGAGATTGGAGGAATAATTCAATGAGTAAACTTGTTTGGGATAAAGTTGGGGAACGGTTTTACGAAACCGGTTGTGACCATGGCGTCCTTTATCCGATCCAGACTGGCGGAAAATACAACAAGGGGGTTGCGTGGAATGGTCTGAGTGCGGTGACGGAGAGTCCTTCTGGAGCAGAACCCTCCCCTATTTATGCGGATAATATCAAGTATCTGAATCTGATGTCCGCAGAAGATTTTGGTGGAACCATCGAGGCATATACCTATCCAGATGAATTCTCTGAATGCGATGGATCGGTGGAGATTGCGCCTGGCGTATTTGCCGGCCAGCAGAGCAGGAAGGTATTTGGTCTTTCTTATCGGACGATTCTGGGAAATGACGTGGACTCCGATGATTACGGTTACAAACTCCATTTGGTGTATGGCTGCTTGGCTTCGCCGTCTGAGAAGGGCTACCAGACCAAGAATGATAGTCCAGAACCGATCGCGCTTTCTTGGGAATTTAGCACAACGCCGGTTGAAATTACGAAGACGATCGAAGGCAAGAAGCTGAAACCTACAGCAATCCTTACTTTCGACTCCACGAGAGTAGATGCCAAGAATTTGGCAGCTTTGGAGGAAATTCTTTATGGTAAAGATCCGACCACAGAAGAAGGAAATGACGGCGTTGACCCCAGACTTCCGCTTCCGGATGAAGTAATCGAGATCATGACCAAGGAAAACCCTTAATGAGCCTTTCCGTTAAGCCTGAAGACGGAGAGGCTGTTTTATTTGGGAAAGCAGTAAATGAATTACAGAGTGATGTGGTTGTTTCCGATGATGAGGTGACAGGCACTCTGAAGTATGTCGATGGTTATGTCGATTTTAGCAGTAATGTTTCAGAACAGTCGGGAAATTACCTTGCTCTCAAGATTGAAGCTGAGCCGGCTGAAGCAGAAACAGTTGTCGAGCTTGTAGGCGGCACCAAAGGACCGGTTACGCTCGATGACGACATGAACATCGTACTCCTTATCAAGAATAAGGATACTCAGAGCATCAAGGTGACTACCACACACAACGAGGAAAGCGTCACAAAGACTTATGGCCTTTCTGGGCTGACCTTGGAAACAGAATAATCTATAGGAAGCCTCGTATTCAATGTGCGGGGCTTCTTTTCATTTGAAAGGAGAAAAAATTATGTTGAAGAAAACTATTCCCTATATCGATCTGAATGGCGTTAAAAGAACAGAGGATTTCTATTTCCACCTGTCAAAGCCGGAAATTGTCAAGATGCAGACAAGTGTGAAGGGCGGATATGATGTTCAGCTCAAGAGCATTGGCGCCGGTGCCGATGGCGGTCAGATTATGGAGTTCTTCGAGGATCTTATTAAGAAGGCTTACGGCGTCAAGAGTGAGGATGGCCGTCGCTTCATGAAGTCTGATGAGATTTCCAGATCTTTTATGGAATCCCCCGCGTATGAGGTTCTCTTTGAGGAGCTGGTTACAAATGACAAGGCGGCCGCCGACTTTGTGAATGCGGTGATGAATGTCGGTAATTCCACCACGACTTCTGCAATCGCGGCAAACATTCAGAATTAAAGGAGATGTAAGAGATGCTCCGAATCATAATACCATCCACAGAATTCTGGGATGAGGCGAAGCAAGAGTTTGTTTACACAAAGGCTCAGACCTTGCAATTGGAGCATTCTCTTGTTTCTCTTTCAAAATGGGAATCGAGATGGAATAAGCCGTTTCTTACGAAGCAGGAAAAAACTTTGGAAGAAACCATCGATTATGTAAAATGCATGACTCTTACGCAGAATGTGAATCCGGAAATTTATAACTATCTGACGAACAGCAATATCAATGAGGTCAATAAGTATATCGCTCTTCCCATGACTGCCACTCGTTTTTTCGAGGAGAAAAAAGTACAGGGAAGCAGAGAGCAGATTACGGCAGAACTCATTTATTATTGGATGATAGCCTTGAACATTCCGTTTGAATGCCAGAAGTGGCATCTAAATAAGCTATTCACTTTGATAAGGGTATGCGATGTGAAGAGCAGGCCGCCGAAGAAGCATAGCCGAAGAGAAATTATAAAGCGGAATGCAGCATTGAATGCGGCTCGAAGAAAGAAATGGAACACGAAAGGGTGATTACTATGAGTAATAGCAGCTTGGTGAATTGTACGGTAAAAAGTCCAAATCACAGCGGAGCTAGAACACATTCGATTGATCGAATCACTCCGCATTGTGTGGTCGGACAACTTTCAGCAGAATCTATTGGCGGTTGTTTTACCAGTCCCAGTAGAGAAGCGTCTTGTAATTATGGAATCGGAACTGATGGGCGGGTTGTTCTGTGTGTAGATGAAGCAAACAGAAGCTGGTGTTCTTCCAGCAACGCAAATGATCAGCGGGCTGTGACAATTGAATGCGCCAGCGATAAGACTCATCCGTATGCCATGACGAGTGCGGTATATGAAAAGCTGGTGGCTTTATGTGTTGATATCTGCCGGAGAAACGGTAAGTCAAAACTCATCTGGTTTGGTGACAAGGATAAATCTCTGAATTACAGTCCGAAGTCGAATGAGATGGTCCTCACGGTTCATCGGTGGTTCGCTAATAAAGCCTGTCCTGGGGATTGGCTCTATTCCAGGCTGGGAGACCTTGCAAATCGGGTAACAGCTCAGCTTGGCGGAAGTGCGACCGACAGTGCCCCAAAAACTTACAAAACAGGTCTGTATAAGGTTGATGTAGGCGATCTGAACATTCGAAAAGGCCCTGGGACTAATTACGGGACCAATGGGATGATTACTGATAGGGGTACTTATACAATTACCGAAATTCAGAACGGTTATTGGGGCAGGTTGAAATCCGGTGCGGGATGGATCAGTGTTCATGAGGCTTATTGTACCTATAAAGGTGCGGCTTCCAGTGAATCAGCAGAGAAACCTTCAAGTAATTTTCTGGTTCAGGTGGATATTCCTGATTTGTATATCCGCAAAGGTCCCGGAACGAATTACGGAAACAATGGTTTTTGTCCGAAAGGCGTATATACCATTGTCGAAGTTAAGAGCGGTGCCGGTTCCGATGCTGGATGGGGTAAGCTGAAATCCGGTGTCGGATGGATTTCCCTGGATTATGCAACTCGGATTTAAAGAGGACATGCCATGATAAGTTTCAGACAAAAGGGTGACTTCTCCAAGTTGACCCGCTTTCTGGAAAGAGCAAAAGAAGCGGTTCATATTGGAGACCTGGATAAGTTTGGTAAAGAGGGAGTAGCCGCCCTTGCGTCTGCAACACCGGTAGATTCTGGGGAAACGGCGAATTCCTGGTATTACGAAATCGAGAATCGAAAAGGTTCAGTTACGATTTCATTCCATAATTCAAATGTTCAAAATGGAGTTCCAATTGCTGTTATTTTGCAGTACGGACATGGGACTCGAAATGGCGGCTGGGTACAGGGGCGAGATTATATCAATCCTGCTATCCAGCCTATTTTTGACAAAATTGCAAATAACGCATGGAAGGAGGTTACTAAGCTATGAGTACGACAATTGACGAAAGAGTCGTTGAAATGCGATTCGATAACAAGCAGTTTGAGCAGAATGTTCAGACCAGTATATCGACAATTGAAAAGCTCGAAAAAAGCTTAAATCTCAAAGGTGCCTCCAAAGGATTGGAAGATGTGAATGCCGCAGCCAAAAACTGCAACATGACTCCGCTTTCCAATGCAGTTGAGACGGTAAAGATGCGGTTCTCAGCGTTGGAAGTCATGGCGGTTACGGCTCTGGCAAACATCACAAATTCAGCGTTAAATGCTGGTAAAAATATTGTTTCTGCACTGACGATCGACCCGATTAAAACGGGATTTCAAGAGTACGAGACACAGATCAATGCGGTTCAGACCATTCTTGCCAATACACAGAGTAAAGGGACAACGATCGACCAGGTAAATGCGGCTCTTGATGAGTTGAACAAATATGCCGACCAGACGATTTACAATTTTACGGAAATGACCCGTAATATTGGTACTTTCACGGCGGCTGGCGTTGATCTGGATAAATCAGTAACCTCGATCAAAGGTATTGCAAACTTAGCGGCTGCTTCAGGTTCTAATGCTTATCAGGCTAGTACCGCTATGTATCAGCTTTCGCAGGCGATTGCAGCAGGCAAGGTTAGTTTGCAAGACTGGAACTCTGTTGTAAATGCGGGAATGGGCGGTCAGCTATTTCAGGATGCTTTAAAGAGAACGGCTGAACATTTTGGCGTGAATATGGACGCCATGATTGAGAAGTACGGTTCATTCCGAGCGTCTTTGACCGAAGGCGGATGGTTGACGACCGAAGTGTTGACCGAAACTCTGACGCAGTTGTCTGGAGCTTATTCGGAGGCAGACCTTATTGCTCAGGGATATACCGAAGAACAGGCTAAAGAAATTACGGAACTGGCTCAAACGGCATTGGATGCGGCTACTAAGGTAAAGACATTCACGCAGTTATGGGATACTCTGAAAGAATCGGTTCAATCCGGATGGACTCAAAGCTGGGAGATTATTATTGGCGATTTCGAAGAAGCAAAAGAGCTTTTAACCGAGGTCAGCAATGCTCTTGGCAACATGGTAAATGCTTCTGCCGAAGCAAGAAACAAGATGTTGCAGGATTGGAAAGACCTTGGTGGTCGAACCGCCTTGATCGAATCGGTAAGAAATGCTTTTGAAGGTTTGGCAGGAGTAATAAAGCCTATCCGAGAGGCGTTTAAGGAAGTCTTTCCACCGATGACAGGAGAGCAACTTTACAATCTTACCGTCGGATTGCAGGAACTCACAGAAAAATTCAAAATAGGTGAAGAAACGGCGAATAACCTGAAGAGAACATTCAAAGGGGTATTTGCTTTATTTGATATCGGGCTTCAGGGTGTCAAAGCACTGGTTGGCGGATTTGCCGACCTGATTGGTTATGTGGCTCCGGCCGGAGATGGGATTCTTGGTTTTACAGCCAGCATTGGAGATTTCATTGTTGGTATTGATGAAGCCATTAAATCTTCCGATGCCTTTAACAAAGCTATCGAGGGAATCGGAGATTTTCTGAAACCAATTGCAGATGGAGTAAAGACCTTTGTAAAAACAGTCGCCGATGCTTTCAGCGAGTTTGCGAATGTTGATACCAGCGGTCTCGATAATTTTGCGGATAAGGTACAGACCCGATTTGAACCGTTTGTAAAATTGGGCGAACTGGTAAAGAAGGCGTTTGAGGGTATTATTGGGATTGTCGAGAAGGCGGCTCCAGTTCTATCGAAGCTCGGTTCTATTGTCGCAAATGCGTTTGGAAACCTTGGGGAAGCAATTCTCACAGCATTTGATACTGCAAGTTTTGACCCGATTTTAGACTTAATCAATACTGGATTGTTTTCTGCAATTCTAATTGGAGTGAAAAAGTTCATTGATTCTCTATCGGAAATCACAGAAAACGGCGGCGGAATTCTTGGTTCGTTCAAAGATATTTTGGATGGGGTTAAGGGAAGCCTCGAAGCATGGCAGTCGAGTCTAAAGGCTGGGACTCTTCTGAAAATTGCCGGCGCTATGGCAATTCTGACCGCAGCGATTGTAGCATTGTCTCTGGTTGATTCCGAGAAGCTAAATGCATCCTTGGGGGCTTTGAGTGTTCTGTTCGTCGAACTGCTTGGCTCTATGGCCATCTTTGAAAAGATAATGAACGGAGCAGCAATCAAGGGAATGGGACAGTTGACCATTGCGATGATTGGGATGTCTACTGCTGTTCTTATTCTTGCGGGTGCAGTTCAAAAATTATCTGGTTTGGATTGGGATGAGCTTCTGAAAGGATTAGTCGGTGTTGCTGGGTTATCCGCTATTTTAGTAGCATCTGCAACAGCACTTTCCAAAACATCGAAAGGGTTGATAAGAGGTTCTGCTGGTTTAGTAGTATTTGCAGCAGCGATTCGAGTCCTTGTAGGAGCAGTTGAAGATTTAGGAGCTTTGGATGTAGGCTCTTTGGCTAAAGGTCTAATCGGAGTCGGCGTTCTTTGCACAGAACTGGCATTGTTCCTGAAGGCTACGGATTTGGATGGAATGGGTGTTCTAAAAGGAACAGGGTTGGTTCTTCTTGCGGCATCCATCAATATTCTGGCGGACGCAGTTGGCGCATTTGGTGCTTTGGATATTTCCAGTCTTTTGAAGGGACTATCTGCGGTTGCAGTAGTTCTTACCGAGCTGGCGGTATTCACCAAAGTGACAGCAAACGCAAAACATGTAATTTCCACCGCTACAGCGATGACGATTCTTGGAGCAGCCATGCTCGTGTTTGGCGAAGCAGTGAAAAAGATGGGGAACCTGACTTGGGGAGAGATTGGACGAGGTCTTACCACGATGGCCGGTTCTCTGGCGGCCGTGACAGTTGCGATGAATCTACTTCCAAAAGGAATGGTGTCGAAAGCGACTGGAATGGTAGAGGTCGGTGCAGCATTACTCATTATCGGCGAAGCAGTCCGAAATATGGGCGGAATGTCCTGGGATGAAATCGCCAGAGGAC